TTGTAAGACGGAAGAAAGCTCTTTTAACCGAAGACTTTCAAAATCAAGAAACTTTCTACAACCAAGAAATAGCTCTTGCAACTAAAACTGGTAAGAAAGATTTAATAGCTCAATATACTGAGAAGTTAAAACAAGCTAAAACTACTTATGAAACTCAAGTTGGTACTGCTGAAACTAAAGGTATTATAGATAACGAAGCTAAGCAGAATATAGATGCTTATAATACTAACTTGAATATGATACACGAAAGATACCAAGATATTCTAGGTATTGAACGTGATTCTAACGCTATAACTTCAGCTAAACTTGAACTCATTAGACAACAACTTGTATTAGAATCTACTGAGAAAGGTGAAGTAGGTGAAACTGCTAAACAACGTCTTATTGAGTTAGAGGTTTTAAAAGAAGCTCAAAATCTTAAGCAGAATATAGCTATTAATCAGAAAAATCTAAATACTGCTGAGAAGATTACTAATGATGCTCTGCAAAGAAACAATGAACTTAAACAAGCTGGACAATTAACCGAACTTCAGTACGCTATTAGCAATACTAAACTTAAAAGAGAGCAAGTAGCTTTAGCTGAAAAAGAAGTTGCAGCTATGAGAGATAAATTAGATGCTGCTAAACCAGAAGCTAGACCAGCTGCTCAAGACAACTATGACGTAGCAGTTAAAAAACTTGAAAGTTTAAAACTTGTAGCTGACGAAACTGGAGCATTCATAGAAGATGCTTTAGGGTCTGCTTTTGAAAGTTCTTTTGAAGGCTTAATTACTAAGTCTATGACAGCTAGTCAAGCTTTTGCTAACTTTGGTAATAGTGTTATGAAAACTATTGCTAAGATTATAGCCGAGGAGATGAAAAGCCAGTTACTTAATTCTATTTTAAAACCTTTAGCTGGGGCTGCTTTATCTGGCCTTGGAAGTCTAGGGCAAAGTGCAGGACTATTTCAAGCTACTAATATAAGTTCTACTCCTGGATTTATAGGACCTATGAAACCTACTTTTGCGGCTAATGGTGGGGTATTTACAGGAGCTGGAATCTCAGCACACTCTGGAACTATAGTTAGTTCTCCTACAGTCTTTCCCTTTGCAAAAGGTGTTGGTTTGATGGGGGAAGCAGGTCCAGAAGCTATTTTACCTTTAAAACGTAACTCGCAGGGCAAACTTGGGGTAGTGACTGAAAACGCTGGACAATCTAAAGGAAATCTGTATAATATCACAGTAAACGTACAGTCTAAACAAGGTGAGAATCCAGAACAGTTTGGGCAAAGAGCTGCTGCAGCTATGATGCGTAGTATAGCTAAAGAGGAAATCTCTAATGCTAAACGTCCTGGAAATACCTTAAATAAAGCGAGATTTGGTTAATGAATATCTTTTATCTAAAATTTAAAAACCAAGAAGAGCTGGAATCAACTTTTCTTAAAGCTAAATTAGCTGAGATAGTTACTAGAACTATTCCTAATATAGATGGTTCAGAAAAAGTTGAATCCTATATTCAGTATAATGTAATTTTAGATATAATTGGTTTAATGTATTCTCCTACTGGAGTTATGTTAGAATCTGACGAAGGTCTTAAATACCCAGAGATGAAACAACAGACTGGTTGGTTTGCTAACCTTAAAGCTGAATTACTCCCAGAACAGGTAGGTATATTAGCTGATTTTATAATTCCAGCCCCAAAAACTCCTAGTAGAGTATGGTTAGGTGATTAATGGCTATTAAATTTGTATCAAGAAATTCTATAGGTAGTTATTATAATTCTGCTGGATTAGTAACGTTAGCTGGAGTTAATGAAGCTAGGTATAACTATGACCCTACTAACTTAGCTGCTGGTAGTAGCTTGTTGGTTGAAGAACAACGTACTAATTTGCTGACGTATAGTGAGAATTTTAACAACTCAGTATGGGTGAGGTTTGGAACGTGTACAGTATCACCAAACACGACTACAGCACCAGATGGTACATTAACTGCTGATGCGATATCTATTCCAAGTTCTTCTGGGATTTATCAACAACAATCATCTGTCACGACAGGGATTGTAACTGCATCAATTTGGTTAAAAGGTTCTGTAGCAGGTTCAACAATTAAACTTATTTCAAATACAAATCTATCAGACCCAATTAACCAAACGGTAACATTAAGTACTAGTTGGCAACGGGTTGCAGTAACACGAACACTAAGTGCGGGGACAACACTCAACAATTTACAACTAGACACATTATCGGCTGGAACTGTTTATGCTTGGGGGGCACAACTAGAACAAGGCGCATTTGCTACAAGCTATATTCCTTCTGCTGATACCTTTACCTCTCGTGCATCAACTGGTACGTTCATTGGCTCAAATGGTTTAATTCAGTCTGCTGCAACTAACGTAGTTAGATATAACTATAATCCAGTGAATTTAGCGTTATCACCTAAGTTGTTACTTGAACCTGCTGCGACTAATTTATTAACGTATAGTGAACAGTTTGATAATGCGGCTTGGACTAAATACAATTCTGCAATAACTGCTAATGCTACTACCGCACCAGACGGGACTTTAACTGCTGATAAATTAGTTGAAAATAATACAACAAATATTCATCACGTATACACAGGCACTACTATAACTTCTGCTGCTATTACTTTTTCAGTGTATGTAAAAGCAGCAGAAAGAACTGAATTTAATATTAATTCATATGAAGGTATTACACCATCTAACCCATTTATTTCTAAGTTTAATTTATCAACATTAACTGCTACAAAACAAAACGCATCAACTGCTGACGCAACTATTACTGCAGTAGGAAATGGGTGGTATAGATGCTCAGTTACAACAATTACAGCACCATTAGTAGCTACTTCATTTTATATTGTACTCAGTAATGGCTCAACTACAAATTACGCAGGTGACGGCACTTCAGGTATTTACATCTGGGGCGCTCAATTAGAAACTGGAAACACAGCAACTAGCTACATTCCAACAATCTCAACGCAAGTAACAAGAGCAGTGGATGTATCTAGTTCAGCAATAAGAACTAGAGCTGCTGATATAACTTATGGAATCCCAGACTATTTACTTCCAATTTCTAATAAAATAACTATAGATAGTTCTAAAACTGTAGTTTTTTCTGATATGGCAGCTCAATTTGGGGATGGATACGAGCAAGTAGCGGCTAAAGGTATTAATAACGTAAGAGAAAACTGGTCTATAGAGTGGGGTGGTCTAACTACTACTGAAAAAGATACTATTGTAGCTGTTTTAAATTCGGTAGGTTCTTGGGGATTACTACTTTGGACTCCTTGTGGAGAAACTACCCAGAAGAAGTATAGAATGACTAGGGACGGCTATTCAGTTAAAAGAGAAGGTTCTAATGCTATCTTTACAGTTAGTTGCACTCTTAGACAAGTATTTGACCTAACTTAGGAGGGGAGATGGATATAGATGATTTAACTACTCAGTCTACCCTTCCAGCTTATGTTGAACTATTTGATATAGATGTAATAGCAACCTCGCTTTTACAAAATGTTGGATTTGAAGTGGCTGCTTCTGGGACTTTTCACTGTACTCCTAATATTAATTTAACAGTAGGGTCTAAAGTTATTATAGCTGGTATTTTATCTGGTACAGGTAGTATTCCTAGTTTAGCGGAAACATCTACATATTATATAATATCTTTAAGTACAGTAAATGGGCAAACTTTATTTGACCTTTCGACAACTATAAACGGTTCTCCTATAGCTTGCATAGCAGGTACTTTAACTGGTCTTAGATTTACAGTAGTTACTAATACGATTTATAGGTTTACTCCTAATGTAAATCCTAATAATACTCCAATTCAGTTCGGCGGAGATACTTATACTCCTTTTCCTATTGAAATTACAAGCTATTCTCAAACTTCAGACGAAGCTCCAGCTAGACCTACTTTAAGTGTCTCTAATGTTAATAAGTTTTTTGGGATGTTAAGCTTTACCTTACAGGATATTATAGGGTCAAAAGTAACTTATTATAGAACTTTTGAAACTTATCTAAATCAGCCAACTAAAGTGTCAGCGGCTCCTTTGAAATTCACAATAGCTAGAAAGACAGCACATAATATGTCAGTTATTAGTTTTGAACTTCGTTCTCCTTTAGATGCTGATAGAGCTATGTTACCTAAAAGACAAATGCTTAAAAGAGAGTTCCCTGGACTTGGTATTAATAAGGTGCTATAATGTATGATATAGATGAACTAAGTAGAGGGATTATAAATAACTATCCAGAAGAGAGTTGTGGGTTTATTCTTAAAGATGATACTATTGTTTTCTGCTACAATCTTGCAGATAATCCAGAGAAAGCTTTTAAGATAAATCCAGCTGATTATATTAAGTACTCTGGAGAGATTAAATATATATTTCATAGTCACTGCGTAGACCCTAGAAAAGGTAAAACTTTAGACCCTAGAACTCCTTCAGTTAAGGACATGGAAGGTCAAAGAGTATCTGGGATTCCTTGGTTAATCTTTGCAACAGAAGGTTGGGTAGTCTCAGACCCTATCGAGCTACCACGAACTCCTTCAAAAGACTATCTAAATCGTCCTTTTATCTGGTTTATAAATGACTGTTATACACTTGTGCAAGATTATTATAAATTTGAACTAGGTATTGAGCTAAAGCCTTACATTCTGCACGATTACACTGCAGTTAGGAAGTCAGATAGAGTTTTTGAAGAGTTTATTGAAGATTATGGTTTCAAAGAGTCCGCTACCTTAGATGACCTACAGAATGGAGACCTTTTCATTATAGATAACTCTGGTTTTACTGAAAATCATTTAGCTATTTACCATGAAGGTTCTATTCTACACCAAGGACTTCTATCCTGTAAAGAGCCAATAGAAAACTATATGTATCAAATTAAAAGAAGGTTAAGATATGTTGGTTAAGATTTATTCCACAGTTAATGATTTTATAGAGTTTGAGACTGAACTTAAAGATACTAGAGAGATTTTCAACTCTATTAAACATACTTATGGTGAAGATGTTACTGATAAAATCCTCTACTCTGGTCATGTGTTTGTAGGTATTGTGGGTGATAGGGTAGATAGTTTAACAGCTACCGCTTTAATATCTGATATAAACCTATATGAACAACTTCACATTATTCCTGCTATAGAAGGTGAAGAATTAATTACAGCTTCTATGATAGCTGCAGCTGCTACGTCTATGGGTGGGGCAGCAGCAGGAGCAGCAGTTTCAGCTACTATTGTAGGCGGTATAACAGTAGCTGGGGCTATAGCCTGTGTTATGAACACAGCTATTTTAATTGGTTTATCTATGGCTGTATCAGCTATTATGACACCAGATACTAGCTTTGGGTCTGATCCATCCCAAGCACAAAAACAAAGTAAAATATTTAATACAGCACTTACAATTACAGAACAAGGTGGTTCAGTTCCTTTAACTTATGGAAATCCTTTCTGTGGTGGTGTATTAATTTCTTCAGGTATAACTTCTACTAACGTGGGGGCGGCTAACGTAGCATGAGTACAGAACTTATAATTGCAGGTGAAATGGGTAAAGGCGGTGGCTCTACCGAGTACAAAGACACCCTTATCAGCGAACAAACAGTTAAAACTCTATTTGCAGTAGGTGAAGGAGTTATTGATAGCGTTGAAAATGTATATCTTGATACTGTAGAGATTGCTAACTTTGACGCTACTTTAGCTTATAGAGTGGGGACTTCAAGCCAAGAAGTTATCGATGGTTTTACAGTAACTGAATCTCCTCTTCCAGGTTTTACTGCTAAGAATATTATAAGAGATTCTACTAAGAAACCTGGACAAGAACTTCCTAACGTAAGTACTGGGATTACTGTAGCAGCTATTAGTTTAGTTAAAAATACTTGGTATAGAATTACTTCTGTAGGTTCTACTGATTTTAAATCTTTTGGAGCTGCTAAGAATGCTGTAGGAACTGTATTCCAAGCTTCTAAAGCTGGAAGTAGTACTAGCGGAACTGGTTCTACAGTTCAGATGGAACCCAACTTTCAAGTACCAGAGACTATAGTTTCAATTCCTTATGAAGAACCTATGAAGTCTGTGCGTTGTTCTTTTACATTCTCAGCTTTATCTAAGACAGATGGAGATGGTAATATCGTAGGAAGTACAGTTGTATTTGAAGTTTATATACGGAATAACACTACTACTGGACTTTGGACTCTCTTAAACAATAAACAATATACTGTTAAAGGTAAAACTACTCATGGTTATACTTTTGACTTAGAGATTAATCGCCCGACTACAGCTACTACAACATGGCAGATTAAAGTTATAAGAATAACTCCCGACTCTGGTACTGTTAAGAAACAAGACACTATGCAGTGGTCAGCTGTTACGCAGTTGTATCATAGTGATTTAGCTTACCCAGGAACTGCGCTTGCAGCTGTTACTTTAAGAGATGCAACTCAGTTTGGTAACAGAATCCCAGAGATTATGTTTAAAGTTAAAGGTAAGAAAATACGCTTACCTACTAACTATACTCCTGGTACTTCCACTACTGTTGGAACTTATAATGGAAACTGGGATGGAACTTTACATACAACTTATCTCCAATACTCTAATAACCCAGCTTGGTGTTTGTATGATGTATTGACAGATGTTAACTCTGGTCTTGGTATTCCAGAAGCTGACTTAGATAAATATTCTTTCTATAACTTAGGAAAATATTGTGATGATTCTTTACCTAATGGTTATAGTGAAGCTGTAGTTTGTAGAGATAATGGAGAAGTACTCGAAGAACCTTATCCTTTATATATCCCAAGACATACTTTGGACTACTCTTTCAATACGAGAGAAAATGTAAAAGACTTCTTGTCTCAAATCCTAAGTCTTTGTAATGCTAACTTAATTACAAATGAATTTGGGCAAGTAGCTGTTATCTTTCAACAGCGTGGGCAAATAGTTAAACGCAATGTAACTAATGCTAATGTTATTGATGGTACTTTTACTTACCAAAGTTCAAATATCGAGCAAAGAACTAACTTAGTTAATGTAACTTACAACCGAGGTTTAAACTTTGGTCGTACAGATACAGCTACAGTTTCTGATGATAGTTTGATTGACCGCTATGGACTTAGACCTACAGATGTAGTACTTCCAGGCTGCTACTATGAAGCTCAAGCTATTAGAAAAGCTCGTTGGGTACTTTATACTAACTGTTACTTTACAGACTTTGTAACTTTTAGTGTATTCTTAGACGGTATGACCTATAAAATAGGGGATTTGGTTAGAGTTTATGATAACTATAACCAAACAAATACTCAATCGGGGCTGTTGACTAGCGCAGTTATCTCTGGTAGTTCAACTACTTTAACTTTTGACCGTGAAATCTCACTACTAGCGGGAACTTATACCTTCTACTCGTATGATTCTAGCGGAAATGAAGTTACTAAAGTTATCTCTGGAGGATATTGGCGTTGTTTTCGTTATTGCTGGAACTTCAGAAGGTAAGATTTATCGTGTAACTTCTATCTCAAGAAGTGAGGAGAACATCTACTCAGTAACAGCTCTTGAATTTGATGAAGCTATTTTTGATTATGTTGATTCGGGTTTGAACTTAACCCAGAAAACAGGCGACTTTGCTAATGTTGGGCAGTTTAGTACTGTTCCTGTAGAAAGTATCTCTATTAAAGAAAACTTTGGAACTAATGGAACATATACTAATGGTAGATTACAAGTAAGTTGGGTTTGGGACTCAGCTAAAACTCAAAAGTATAGAGCTAATTTTAAAGTGACTTGGCTCTTAGATGATGGTATTCCAACTATCCTAGATACTATCACTTCTGATACTTATGATATTATGAACCCAGTTCCAGGAGTTTATACTATCTCTGTATGGGCAGTTAACTCCTTTACTGGAATCTATTCTCAAGTTCTAACTACAACTTATAGCTTTAGAACTGTAACTTCTAACTCTACGCTTCTACCGCCTATAAATGTAAGAATAGCTGGAACTACTCCTGCTCTGATACAACCAGCTACTTTAGAGTTCTCAACCCCAGAACTTACAATAGCTTTTGACTATAACCCAGAAAATCAGAGTGTAGATGACGCACTTTATGACTACTTAGCTGAAGTTTGGGACTCTACTGGAGTTACTAAAGTTGAATCTTATAGTTTAAATCCTGTAATTGGGGACGAAACTGTAGACCCTATAGATGAATATCTCTTTTATAAGCCTATAAATGGAACTTTTGCACTTCCTTTTAACCGAAATGTTAATATTTTTAGTGGAACTGCAGCTCGAACTTTTATAGTTAAACTCTATAGTCGGGATACTCTTGGAGACCTCTCACTTCCTATTGAGGTCACAGTTACAAATCCAGTTCCAGCTTTTACCTCTTTCAGTGTAACGCCAGATTTCGGTAAAGTTAGAGTTGATATTGAAGCTTCTTCTGAGATTGATGTTAGAGATTATTTCATTTATAGAGGAACTACAGCTGACTTTACAGCCGATGAAACTACTTTATACTATAAAGGTCCTAGTAACTCAGTAGCTTTAACTACACCAGATACTGCAACTTACTACTATAAATGTGCTATTTCTGATAGTTTTGGGGAAACTGGTCTACAGGTTTCAAGTTCCATCTCAGCCCAATCTCTTGAAGGTAATGCTAACTTTGTAACTATCTCTGGAGAGCAGTTCTTTACTTATGCTTCTGGAGCTACAACTCCTAGAAATGCAACTATTACTTTAACTGCAACTTTACATGGTACTTTAACTACTTATTTATGGCAGTATTGGAATGGAAGTGCTTGGGCAACTCTTTCTGGGACAGCTGTAGGGCAGAATTATATTCTTTACCCAGACAATACCGCTTGGGGAACTTCTAAGTTACTTAGAATTAGATGCCTTTCCGGTACTATGGCTGGTGAAATTAGCATTGTTAAGGTTTCTGATGGGGCTAATGCCTCTTATATTGTAGTTAATGGTGAACAAGCATTTAAGTTTGCAGCTGGTTCTAGTACCCCAACATCTTCTACTATAACTTTAACAGCTGCTTTATTTGGCGGATTAACAACTTACTCTTGGGAATATTGGTCTGGCTCAGCTTGGACTGCTCTTAGCGGCACTAACACTAATCCAACTTACTCTTTAGCTTATAATAATACCGCATTTACTGGGAATGCTATTAGAATCAGATGTGCATCTGGGACTTCTTACGATGAGATTACAGTATTAAAGTTATACGATGGGGTAGACGGTAAGAATGCAGTTAGTGGGTACTTGACTAATGAAACAGTTGCTCTTCCAGCTGATAGTAATGGTACTGTTTCTAACTACTCACTAGCTTCTGGCAACTTTAAAGTATTTAATGGCACTACTGATGTGACAGCTTCTTGTAGTTTTTCTAGTTCTGGCAGCAATAGTGGGATTAGTTGTACTATAACAGGAGGTTCTTATAGTATTTCGGGTACTATGAATGCTGACACTGCTAGTTTTACTTTAAGTGCTATTTATAGTGGAACTACAATAAGTAAGGTGTTAAGTATTACAAGAGCTAAAACTGGAGCGCAGGGTTCTACAGGACCTCAAGGAAGTACTGGACCACAAGGACCTCAAGGACCTCAAGGTAGTCAAGGCGTAGCTGGACCTTCTGGTAAGTCGGCTGTAAGAGCTTACCAAGTAACTTCTAGCGCAAGTACTCCTCCGACTTATACAACCTCAACAAGTAATGGGGTTTTGCCTGGAGTTAGTTGGTCAAGTACACAAGGTACTGTGGGTGTGAATCAGTTCCAATGGCAAATAGATGGTATTGCTGACTATAGTACTGGCTATACAACTTGGACAAATCCATACCTTAGTGTGTTTAAAGTTGATACTTTAGCTGCTTTTACGGTTAATACTGGAGCTTTGACGGTTAATAATGCACTTACAGTTAGTACTGGAGGTGTTATTAAGTCTGGTATGACTGATTTTGCGGCTGGAACTGGATATTGGTTGGATTATAATAGCGGGACTCCTAGATTTAGTATTGGAACTGGGTCTGCAGGGACTTTATCTAAAGGTATTAGCTGGAATGGGAGTACTTTTACAGTAGCTGGGGATGTTATTGGTACTGTTAATATAAATGCTAATGCAGTAGTAGAGAATGTACTAAAATCCTATTCTGGAAGTCTAACAAGTCCTGATGCTGGTGTCGGTAATGGGGCAACTACTACTATAGCTTCAAGTATAACTATTCCTAGCTCAGATATAGCTACCAAACGTGTAGTTATCATAAACTTACGAATAGTTAATGCTGACTCATCCCCAGGAACTTTTTCAGTCGGTATAGCTGGACTATACTCTCTTGAAACAACTCCCCAAAACAGAATAGTAGATGGTAATTCTAATGTAACTTACTATACTTTTACTTTTACTGTAGATGTAGCAGCTAATGTAACTACTTTATCTAATTTATACGTAGCTTTAAATAATGCTAGTACTAACCAACAATGGGCTTCTGGAAGTGCTACTTACTCCTGTGATGTGATAATAATGACTGGTAAAAGATAATGCGAACTATAACTTTTTATAATTCTGAAGGTAGAATTACTTCTACAACAGCTGCTTCTGAAGAAATCTGTGCCATTG